CACGGAGGTCGAAGCGGATCGCGGTACGGGCGTCCACGTCAAATACTGCTCCGCCGCTCTGGCCGCCACCGCGCTGGCAGCCGTCGCCGTCTCCCAAGCCCCCGAGATACTGACCAAGACGGTGGGTCGACTGTCCCTTCGGAGGCAGTCCGGGACCGACCTGCGAAGGGCCTACGCTGACCACATCAAAACGCTGGAAGCCCGGTGCAGTGAGATGATGCCTAACCGCCCAAGGGTGGTTGAATCTGTGGCCAAGGCTCGCATACTTACCTCACGGAGTAACGTCCGCTAATGGGCACCTTCCTGGAGGAGCTGGCGGAGCTGGCGCCCCACATCCTGGTCGCTCAGCCCGGCTACCTCACCGGCGCCGGTGACTTCGTCGCTTCCGGTGAAGTCCTCCAGATCACCTGCCAGATTGAAGGTGAATCACAGCTGGTCCGTGACAACCAGGCTCGGGAGGTGGTGTCGTCCTTCAACGCCATCTGTCTGGAGTTCAACGCGCTGACCGTGGACGGCTTCCGCTACGCCATCCCGTCTTCGTTCCCCGAGCCTACTATCAACCTGGTGGCCGTTCGGGTTGACCCGGCTTCCGACGAAGATGGGGCGCTCTACGAGACCGTCTTTTTCCCTTGATCGACTGACTGACTGGAACGACTGATGAATGTCTTTGTCCTCGGCACGGGCCGCTGTGGGACCGTCACCTTCTCCAAGGCATGCGGCCACATCCGCAACTACACCACTGGGCATGAGTCCCTCGTCAAGGCCCTTGGCGATGCCCGGTTCGCCTACCCGGACAAGCACATCGAAGTCGACTCCAGGTTGCCCTGGTTCCTGGGTGAGCTGGCCCAGCGCTACCCCGACGCCTTTTACGTCCACCTGATCCGCGATCCTATAGCCGTCGCTCAGTCCATAGCTCGCCGGTGGGGTGGGCGGATTTCCTTCGCTCGGGCCTTCGGTGAGTCCATGCTTATGCGGGGTGGCAAGAACACCAAAGAGGACCGCCTGGCCATCGCCCGCTTCCAGGCCCGAACCATGACGGCCAACATCCAGATGTTGCTTCACGCCCTTCCCCCTGAGCAGACTATCTACGCTCGGCTAGAAAACTCCGGCGGGTGGTTCCCCGAGTTCTGGCACCGCATCGGGGCGACGGGGAACGTGGATGAAGCTCTGGCCGAGTTCGACATCAAGTACAACGCTTCGAGGGTCAAGCCGTGAGGCTGGTCATCCCGTGCTGGAATTTCGGCGACTACCTGGCTGACACCCTGCCGCTCTGGGTTGAGCTGGCGGGTGGTCCCGGCCCAATTCTTGTCGTCACCCACCCGGACGACAGAGAGACTCCGGGGGTGTGCAACGTCAACGGAGTGCGGGTGCTGAGGACCAGGGTCTGGGAGAAGGACGAGGCACAGGTCAACAAAGCCGCCGCTCTGGCTGCGGGCTTCCAGGGGGCCGCCCCGGGGGATCTATGCTTCAGCGTGGACGCAGACTCACTCCCGGAGGGACGCCTGCCCACTGAAGAAGAGATGTATCCCGACGTCATATATGGCTGCCGCCGCTACTCCCTGGATGGCAAGTTCCAACAGGTGGCCAACGTCCCCTACATCCAGCGCCATGGCCGGGGCGACTCACCGGAGTCCTGTGGCGGGTACTTCCAAGCCTTCCGCTATTCCCCGTCCCGACTCTTCGGCTCCTACCCCACCGCCGCCGGTTATGATTACTTCTTCGCTTTTGCATTCCCCCGGGGCGTGACCCTGGACTGCCTCAGCGTCATCCACCAGGCCGAACGCCGCATCCACTGGGCCGGTCGAAAAAGGAACGCTAAATGAACCGACCGTCTCAAGCCTGGTGTGCCCAGATTGACATCACCAACGCCTGCCATCTGCACTGCTCCAACTGCACCCGAATCCTGGACCACGCCAAGCGTCGATTCTTCATGGACCTCGACACGGTGGAGCTAGCGGTCAAGGCCCTGGTCGGCTTCGTCACCGGCTCAGAGCGTGACCTTCAAGGCCGGGGCAAGCTCGTCGGCATCATCGGCGGCGAACCACTCCTACACCCCCAGTTCCCCGACATCGTAGACATCATGCTTGAGCACGTCCCCCGGGTCGGCAACCGAGGGCTGTGGACGTCGAAGGACTGGAAGAACGACGAGCACCCGAAGTGGGGACCCATGCGCCCTCAAGTAGAGCGCCTGGTCGGCCACCACGACAAGCTCGGGCGCGGCACCAACGGCAAGAAGGGGTGGCTCAACTGGAACATGCACCTCGCCGAGATGCGGGTCCAGCACCAGCCTGTCCTGGCCGCCTCTCGGGACCTGGTCCCCAACCCTGTCGAGCGCTGGAAGCTGATTGAGAATTGCTGGCTCCAGCGGTCCTGGTCCCCGTCCATTACCCCCAACGGATTCTACTTCTGTGAAGTCGCCGCCGCCCTGGACGAAGTCATCGGTGACAAGTCCCACGGCCTACCCATTGAGCCCGGCTGCTGGGAAGGGGACCTGGACTTCATCACGGCTCGCGGAGGCATACGACAGCCCACCGGCAAGTTCGCCGAGCAAGTAGAGTGGGCCTGCCAGCAATGCGGGGTGTGTGTGCCCATGCCCGGGCGCCCGGACTCCGATGAGATCGACGACGTCTCTCCGTCCCACATGAAGAGGCTGCACCAGATCGAGAGCCCCCGGCTGAAGAAGGGGCGGGTCAACGTGGTCAAGAGTCGTGATACGCCTCGGGGCAAGTGGAACCCCCGGCGGTACATCAAGGGTAAGATTCCAGTTGACCAGGCGAAGGAGTCGAAACGGTGATAGCAAAGGCGCTCAAGATTCGCGGCTGGATGTCGCCGGTGGAGCTGAAACGTCTGGCAGCCCTGGCACGCATCTGCGAGCGGATCGTGGAGATCGGCACCTTCGCCGGACGGTCTGCCCGAGCGTTGGCGGACAACACCACGGGCACCGTGCTCTGCCTCGACCCCTATCAGGACTGGGTCGGGAAGCCGACATGCAAGCACGAGCGGGCGCTGGCCGATGAGGGTGGCGATGCCATCTACGCCGAAGCCTGCCGCAACCTGGAGGACCACATAGAAAGCGGTCGGGTCAGGATCATACGAGGGGCGGCCCCGGTGGCTTTCAAGGAGCTGGGGAAAGGGGCTGCCGATTTGGTCCTGGTCGACGGTGACCACCGATACGGGTCAGCCCGGGCAGACATAATCACGGCTCTCCATTTGCTGGCTCCCGGAGGGGTCCTGGTGGTCCACGACTACGGGTCCCACCCCGAGGTGACTCGGGCGGCGGACGAGCTGCTACGGGGGCGCCCCCACCGGATCACCGGGCGGCTATTTGAGGTAGCTCGTTGATTGAAGACTGACTGGAAGTACTGACAGACAGACAGATAGGAGACAGGAAAATGAGTGTGCTTGAGCGCTTGGGTTTGGAAGAGGGAATGTCCCAGCATGAGATCCTGGCGAGGCTGGCCCGGACCATGCCGGTGGAGTCCTTCCTGGAGGTTGGGGTGCGGGACGGTGGCACTCTGTGGGCCGTCGTCGAGGCGGACTACGAGCACCTTCAGCTGGTGGCCTGTGCCGACAACTGGCTCGACGCCCACGGGGGGACGGACCGCAAGACTCACGACCACATCGACCGGCTGCTGAGCGCCGTCCTGTACTACTACCGGAAGGGCGAAGTGATATGGCTCGACGGCGACTCCGCCGCCCAGCTTCCCGCCCTACTCGACCGTGAGCCCGACCGCCGCTTCGACCTGGTCCACATCGACGGGGACCACAGCGAAGGCCACGCGCTGATCGACCTCCGCAACGGGTGGAACCTGACCCGGGGCGGCGGCGGGGTCATCGTCTGCCACGATGTCAACTACGTCGAAGTCCGCAACGCCTGGCGCGAGTTCCTCGACGGGTGCGAGGCTGAAGACCTGGCCGATTACTACGCCTTCGGCACCGGGCGGGGTACCGGAGTGGCTATCCGCGCATGACCGACGATGCCCAAGAAGTCCCAACCATAGCCATCGCCGTCAAGACAATCGACCGGGGTGCTTACCCGCCCAAGACTCGAAACTACCTCGGCGAGACCATGGCCAATCTGGAGCGGGCTGGTGTCTTCTCCTCCCCCCACCTGCACTCTCTGACCCTGGTCGACTCCGGCTCCCCCGACCCTGACACCTTCTTTGAGGCTGAGCTGGGGTGTACCCCGGACACGGGGTTCATCAACCTGCACGGTCAAGAAGTCTGGGTCGACATCCCGGACGAGCGCCGCAACTACCACCGCAACGCCCAACACGCCATCAGGATCGCGGCGGAGTCCGGCGCCACCTGGGCCATGGTCATCGAAGACGACATCGACGTGTGCTCCGAGTTCCTGGAGTCCGCCGTCGCCTGGCTCGCCGACCACCGCCAACCGTCCCCAATGATGTACGTCTTCGGGGCCAACTATTCCCACATCAGGAACCTCTACCGGAAGGGCGGGACGGTGTGGACGTACGGGGTCGGAGGCTTCTACGGCGCCCTGTGCTGCGCCTGGTCTCCAGAGGACGCGCTGGACCTGGTCGAGTGGTACGGCCCGGACCCTGCTTACCTGAACAAGAACGGCTCAAAGATATACGGGCGGGGGCATGACCTGATGCTTGCCCGCTGGGGGAAGGAACGCGGAATCAAACATTTCCTGGCCACCGTCCCGTGCTTCATCCAGCACATCGGTTTGGAGTCCGGCCTGGGCAACCGCGTGATCGAATATGCGGGCTGGCGGGGCCGTGGATATTCGTACGTGACTGATCGACACATAAGGACGAACAGACCATGAAGGTTCTCTGGGTAGGCGACTCCCCCAACGTAGACACCGGCTTCGCTCGCTGCACCCGTGCCGCTTGTGCGGCTCTGGCTGACGCGGGCCACCAGGTTGCCATCGTGGGCATCAACGAACCGGGTGACACCCCGACCGATGACACCGGCTGGCTCCCCGCCCCCGACCCCCTCCCCTATCCGGTCTACCGCCCCGCCAACGCGCTCGACGGAGGCATGGACTTGTTCGGCGTCACCCGCCTGCCCCGTCTCGTCCACCGGCTGAAGCCCGACCTGGTCATCCTGCTCAATGACCCCTGGAACGTGAAGCCGTACCAGGAAAGCATCAAGCAATATGTCGCAGCGCTCAGGCAGGCCGTCGGGGTGGACAAGGACAAGGCCCAGGAGCAAGCCGATGCCCTTGCCTCCACCCCCGTCCTGGCCTGGCTCGCGGTCGACGGTCGCAACCAGCACGGCAGCGACCTCAACAGCCTCTCCCGCGTCGCCGTCTGGACCCAGTTCGGCAAGGACGAACTCTCCGCCGGTGGCTACCGTGGGCCGTGCGACATCATCCCCCTCGGTGTCGACTCCGACCTCTTCCACCCGGTGTCCTACGAAGACCATCTGAAGTCCCGGATCACCCTGACCAACAAACCCATCCCGGAGACCGCCTTCCTGGTCGGCGTCGTCGGTCGCAACCAACCCCGCAAGCGGCTCGACTTGGCGATGGCCTACTTCGCCGAATGGGTACACAATCACGACGTCCCTGATGCTTACCTGTACTTGCACACCGCCCCCACTGGTGAGCGCGGCTGCGACATCAGATCACTGGGCAAGCACCACAAGCTGGAAGGCCGCCTCATCCTGGCCGAGATGCAGCCCGGCTACGGCCTGCCCGATGAACAGCTGGTCCGCGTCTACCAGGCCCTCGACGTCTACCTCTCAACCACCCAGGGCGAAGGCTGGGGGCTGCCCGCTCTGGAGGCCATGGCGTGCGGGGTCCCTTGCGTCCTGCCCGACTGGTCCGCCTTCGGAGACTGGACCCGAGGGACCGCCGTCCTGGTTCCCTGCTCAGGCACCGCCCTGACTGCGCCGCTCAATGCTAGCCCGTACACGGTGGGCGGGGTGGTCGACCGAGCGTCCCTGATCCAGACCTTGCACAAGCTGTACGACCCGGACCATCGCCGCGCCTACCACCGCAAGCACAGTCAACGGGGCCGGGCTCTGGCTCAGACCTACACCTGGCAGCGGACCGGCGAGGGGGTAGTGGCGTGGGCCGAACGAGCTTATGATGTGTGCAACGCCGCCACCCCGACCACGGCGGCCCTGGAGAACGTGGTCCTCACCGAGACGTAGCCCGTGGCTGGTCCTGCTATCGAGTTCAAGATGACCGGGTGGGAACGCATGATCGCCGCCCTGGTCAACATTGAGGAGCAGATGAACGATGACGTCCTGGGGGCACTGCGGGAAGAAGGCGAAGAGGTCATGCGTCGGGCCAAGACGGAGTTCGTCCCCAAAAATCTGTCGACCTTGATGCTGTCTGGCTTCGTCAACAATGCGATCCGGCAGGGTAAAGACATTAGCGTGACGATGGGCTTCGGGGGTGACGCCAAGGCATACGCCCTGACCGTCCACGAGACCCCCTCCCAGTACGACCCGCCTTCCTGGAAGGGCAAGACGGTCTCGTTCAAGCGGGGCGGGCGAAAGTATCTTGAGCGCCCACTGATGGAAGCAACCCAGGGCATGAGTGATAGAATCGCCAAGAAGGTAGCGCCCAAGTAATCCGGAGACCCTTGGACCACAATGCCCGCCACCTGCTATCTCCAAATCCTATCAACTCAACGGCCCTTCCCCTTCCAGGTCGATGAGAACGAACGCACCATGTTCTCGGTCAACTTCCAGGCCATGTCCGCTCAAGAAGTCGACGACTGGGAGCGGGACCTGATCCGGCTGCTGGTGTCGGCCCCCGTCGCTGGTATCGTCTACACCTTCCCGGACGGCAGGCGGTCCACGGACAACACCTTCATCGGACCCAAAGCCGTCATCCCCACCGGGGCCGGACCCTACGTTTCAATCCTCGACACCGGGGGCGCCGCACCCTTCGAGACCCACAACGGCGACAAGCAAGAACAGCTCTCCGCACAGCTCATCATCCGGGGCGGTAGCTACTACGCTGCCCGGGACCTGGCCATCGCATGCTGGCGTGCTTTGGACGGGGTGAGGAATACGACCGTCAGCAGCTGATAGACTAACCTCGACTACCAACCCTGTAACCCGGACCCCGTCAACGGAGGTACCAAGATATGCCACAGTGTTCAGGTATCCAGACTGGCCATGGTGCCACCATCGCCATCGAACTCGACCCCGTCGCACAGCAGGGCATCTTCACCACCATCGCCCAGCTGAACGGTGACATCACCATCGGGTTGAACCGCCCGGAGACCGACGTCACCGCGCACAACGACGACATCGACACCTGGTCGCTCGGCGTGCTCATGCGTGACCCGATGTCCTTCGGCATCAACTTCATTTTCGATGACCCGACCCATGACCACCTGACGGGTCTGATCCACCAGATCCGCAGCAACGAATGTATCGGCGTCCGCTTCCGTGGACCGGGTGGTTCGGCGGGCATCGACGAGTGGCTCGGTTCGGGACAGGTCCAGGCGTTCGCACAGACCAACCCCGTCCGCACCGGAGCCCGTACGGCGGAATGCACCATCCGCATGTCCGGCCCGATGTTCTTCGACGGCGACCTCCAGAGCTAACCCGCTCAACCAGGCCGCTCCCTTTTTTGACTGACTGACTGACGTGGGCAACCGCCCGAGACTGACCGACTGACCAACCAGAAGGAGGCCATCAAATGGCCGGACCGACCGCAGCACGGAAGAAGCGCTCAAGCACCAAGCGCAAGAAGGGCTTGACCGGAGCGCAGCTCCTGAAGCAGGGCAAGGAACGGCTCCACGAGCTTGCCGAGATCGAAGGGCTGGAGGGCACGCTGTACGTGAAGCTCTCAGCCCAGGACCTTCTCGGGTTCACGGAGCTGGAAACCGAACAGACAGACGACGATGGGAACGTGGTCGAAGTCTCCGCCTTGGAGCGTGCGGACCGGCAGAACATTCTGCTGGCCAAGTGCCTCGCGGATGAGAACGGCGACGCGATCCTGAACATCGACCAGGCCGACGAGTTGTCCGAGATGGACTGGGATATCTACATGGGAATTGTCCGGGGCGTGATGTCGGTCATCGGAAGCAAGACGGAGGACGTGACGGGGGACGACGTGACCCCTTTACCGGATGGCGAGAGTTCGCCCACGTCCTAGCGCTGGAGGTAGGCGAATGGGACGTAGACGGAATGCTGGAATCCATGGACATGGAGACGTTTATGGACTGGCGCCGTCACTTCCACCACGCTCCGTGGGGCGAAGCCCGAGGCGACCTGCGTATGTCGATCCTCGCGTCCCTCACCGCCAACGCCCACCGCGACCCCAAGAAGCGATCCAAGGCGTACCAGCCCAAGGACTTCCTGGAGATGACTCCCACGGGGCGCTCTCGTTCCACAGGGCGCCGCGTGCGGGACGAGCTTCCCACGGCCTACCAACCACAAACCCCCGAGCAGTTCGCCGCCCAGTCGGCGACTCTGCGAGCCACCTTCGGAGCCCAGCCCAAGCCCACCCAACAGCTGTTAGCCGGAGAAGCTGATGTCCATTGACCCGACTACCCGTGAGCCCATCAGGGTTTACCGTTACGTGCCCTTCGATGTCCGAGTCGCCATGGACCTGGTCCCCGGCTTCGACGGGCTCCAGAAGTTCGGGCGCAACACGGCCATCAGTTTGGCTGCCGACGAGGACGTGTGGACGGTCGGCGGGCTCTACGTGTTCCCGCCGGGGGCCGAACGTCTGAGCCTGGTGTCGTCCGACGACGAGGACCAGCCGGGCGGCGACGGGTGTGGCTCCGTGGAGGTCCAAGGGCTGGGCGACGGCTATATCCCCATCACTGAGACGGTCGACCTGGACGGGGACCAAGTGGTGCTCACGGATGCGGCTTTCCTCCGCGCCCCCCGTGGCATCTGTCGCACCCCCGGCAGCGGCAGCACCACGGACCGGAACCTCGGCACGATCACCGTGACCCAGCAGTCCTCGGGCATCACGATGTTCAACATCCCGGCTGGTGTTGGTCAGACCCTCATGGCGATCTACACCGTGCCCGCCGACCAGGTCCTGATCCTGAACCGAGTCTATGCTTCAGTGGGCAGGCAAGTCGCCTCCGCCCTGACAGCCCAGCTGGACACCCGCCCCCTCGGCGAGTGCTGGCAGGCGAAGAACATTGTCGACGGCAACTCCCAGGGTTCGTCCCTGGCGGCTGCCCGCTTCGAGCCGGGGACCGCCTACGGTGCAAAGACAGACATCAAGATTCTGGCTTCGGTGTCTGGCAACGGAGTCGACGTCAACGCCGGATTCGACGGTTACCTCTACGACGCAACCAGGTTCATTCAAGGCAACTAGATGGCATCTATTGGCGAAGTAGAAGGCGTACTCAGACTCAGGGATGAGTTCACGGCTACGCTAGCCAAGGCGCAGACCCAGATGAAGCAGGCTGGGAAGAGCGCCGCCGCCATGGGTGCGTCCATGCAGCAAGCCGGGTCCTCTATGACCCGGGCCATCACCCTACCGCTCGTCGCTCTCGGGGGCGTCGCCATCAAGACGTTCTCGGACTTCGACGGCGCCATGGTCAAGTCCACCGCCATCATGGGGGACCTGTCGGACACCATGAGAGACGATATGGCGGCGGCGGCGAAGGAAGTCGCTCTCACCACGTCCTTCTCCGCGAAGGAAGCCGCCGAGTCGTTCTTCTTCCTGGCCTCGGCAGGCTTGTCCGCTGAAGCACAGCTCGCCGCCCTTCCCGCCGTGTCCAAGTTCGCCCAGGCGGGGATGTTCGATATGGCCCTGGCCACCGACCTCCTGACTGATGCCCAGTCGGCCCTGGGTCTGACCATCCGTGATGACGCTGTCGCCAACCTGGAAAACATGACGCGGGTCTCCGACGTCCTGGCCAAAGCGAACGTCCTCGCCAACGCCACGATCCAGCAATTCTCTGAGTCCTTGACCAACCAAGCAGGCGCCTCGATGAAGGTGTTTTCCAAGGACGTCGAGGAAGGGGTGGCGGTCCTGGCCGCGTTCGCCGATCAGGGAGTTAAGGGGCAAGTCGCTGGCTCAAGCCTGGCCCGAATTATGAAGCTGCTCTCTGCCGCGTCGATCAAGAACAAAGACGCGATGGAGAAGTACAACATCGAAGTCTTCGACTCCCAGGGCAACATGAACAACATGGCCGACATCCTGGGGGACATGGAGGTCGCCTTCGGTGATATGTCGGACGAAGCCCGTACCGCCGCCCTGAACCAACTCGGATTCAAGGCTCGGGTCCAGGGCGTGATCCTTCCTCTGCTGGGTACGTCCGAAGCCATCCGCACGTACGAAGCCGAGCTGAGGAAGGCCGGGGGCACCACGGAGGAGATCGCCAAGAATCAGCTGGAAGCGTTCGCCCAAAAGATGGGTCTGCTGAAGGACCGGATCATAGATGCCACGCTGGTCCTGGGCGCTGAGCTGACCGGGGCCATTGAGTCGCTGATCCCCATCATGGAAAGGGCGGTCGACGTCCTCAAACGGATCTTCGAGGGGTTCGCCACCCTTCCTACTCCGGTCAAGCTCATCATCATCGCGCTAGTCACCTTCGTTGCCGCTCTGGGTCCCATACTTCTGATATCCGGTGGACTGATCGCCGCTTTTGGGCAGGTCAGTCTGGCGCTCTCCGCTATGACTCCTGCCCTTATTACGGCTGTCAAGGGGACGGGCTTGATCGGTAAAGCATTCCAGGCCGTCACCGCGATACTGGGCGGCGGTGGTGGAATCATCGGAATCTTGGGGCGCGTGGCGGGAGCGTTCATGGGTCCTGTTGGTCTCGCCGTCGGCATCGGGATTGTGCTGCTGAAGTTCAAGCCCTTCCGCGAACTCCTGATGTCCATCGGCGGCCTGCTTGTCGAGGTGGTTCGCACCGGCTTTTCTCTCCTGGTCGGCGCCTTCCGGGCCATCCTCGACTGGGCGTCTCCGCTAATCGACGCGCTGAAGTTCATAGGCGGAATCATCAGCGGCACTCTAGGCCCCGCGTTCGGGTGGCTGTCGGATCAGATCAGTGAATCGACTGCGGCCATGAAGGAGCTACGGGAGGGGACCGAGGCCCTGCGGGTGGCGGAGGCTACAGCATCCAGCTTTGCCGACACAGCACGGGACATGACCGACGCCCTCAAGGACGCGGGGGAAGAGGGCTTGCGGACGTTCCTGGAAGAGACCGAGCTGACCGAAGAGAAGGTCAAGGCCCTGAAGGGCGGGCTGTCGATTCTGGAAGAACAAGGGGAGATCACCCGCATGGAGTTTGATCGAATCCGGGTGGTCCTGGCCGAGTTCGGGGACGAGACGGGTGTGGCGACGGACCACGTCCTGAAGCTGGGTCAGATGCTGCGGGAAAAGCTGATCGACCAGATGCCAGACGTTGTCCAGGCCATCGACGAAGGCCGGGAAGCTGGCAAGAGCATGAACGCAATCATCCAGGAGCTGTTCGCTGAATTTGAGGTGGGCACGGTGAAGGGTGACGCGCTCCGGGCAGCCTTCATCGAAGTTAGTGGCGAGATGAACGCCACTGCCCGATCAGCCGCAGCTCTGGCGAAGAAACAGCGTGAGCAGGCCGAAGAAAGTGCCGCCGCAGTGGAGCGTCTGGCAGCGATGGAAGAGGCGCTGAAGAGTATGGGCATCATCACCGAAGAAGTAGCGGCGGCGGCCATCGAAGAGTTGACGCTGGTCATGGAAACCGGCGAAGCGCCTGCCCGGATGATGGCAGAAAAAATGGTGGAGCTGTCCGCCAAGCTGGCAGACGTGGCCGCCAAGTCCCCAGAGGTCCGGGACGCCCTCAACGCGCTAGCGGCTGAGATGGACCCTGCCGCCCTGGCCGCCGCTCGCCTGGATGTTGTGCTGTCGTCCCTGGGGATGGTGACCATCGGTGCGGCCACGGACAAGATCAATGCACTGTCGGCAGCCGTCGCGTCCGGGGCGGCCTCTCCCGACATCCTGGCCGGGGCCTTCTTGGCCCTTCAAGAAGAACTCAAGGAGCTGGCCGAGTCACAGCCCGCAGTGGCCACCGCTCTCGCGGACGCCCGTGCCCTGATGGACGAAGGGGCAATCGCCGCCGCTGAATACGAACAGGCGATGTCGGCGCTGGGCCTGGTCACGGAGACTGTGGCGCTGGAAGGCATCAACGCGCTCGTGGACATCATCTCCCAGGCGGGTGAGCCCACGGCGGAGATGGCGGCCAAGTTCCTGGAGATGGAAGAAGCGCTCCAGCTGGTGGCCCAGTCCAGCCCCGCTGTCCAGACCGCTCTGGAGAATGCGCGGGACGTCATGGGCGAAGAAGCAATCGCGGCTGCTGAGCTGGCAGCGGCAATCGCCGCCCTGAACCTGACCACGATGGAAGACCTGGAAGCGGAGCTGGAAATTATCAGGCTGGCCTTCGAGGCCGGGGCCGGATCACCCGCCCAGCTGGAAGCCGCACTCAAGGCGTTGCAGGAACGAGCCGACAAGCTGGAACTCGGGAAGCCCGGACTGGCCGACGACATCGAAGACCTGACCGGCGAGATGGCTGAAGCCGCCCGCGAAGCTGGCCGCGTCGAGGACCCGTTCAAGAAGTTCGCCGATGTCATCTCGGCCCTGGGCGTCAAGACCATCCCCGCCACCCTGGCCAAGCTGAAGGACATGCCCGCAGCGATCCGTGCTGGCGTCATCCCCATGGATCAGCTGGGCACCAAGGTCGATGAGCTGGACGCCGAGCTGAAAGAGCTGGCCAAGGACTCCCCTGAAGTAGCCGCCGCGCTACGGCTGATCGAAGACGCAGCGCGGGACATGGGCGCCGAGCTGGACAAGGACACGGGCATCTTCGGCAAGTTCAAAAACAAGCTCGGTGAGGGCATCGGGGGGCTGACCGACCCGAACAACATCGCGGGGCTGATCGGCACCGCCTCGGACGCCTTCCTGTCAGGCGACTTCCTGGCCGGGACCGAGCAGATCGTTTCGGAGATCGGCGCCACCATCGGGGCCGCCTTCGGTCCCATTGGCAAGATGGTCGGGCAGCTGGCGGGCAAGCTGGTCCCCCTCATCGCCGGGATCTTCAGCAAGCCCGAATTCAAAAAGATCATGGCCGACGCCGGGCGGGACCTGGGCGTTGAGCTGTCCGAGGAGCTGGCCAAGGCCATCGGCGAACGGTCCAAGGAATTGGGTAGCCAGTTCGCTGCCATCACCGAAGCCCTGCCGGAGATCATTGCCGAACAAGGGATCAAGAGCGCAGAGTCGCTGAGCACCTTCGTCGCCCGGGCGCGGGACAACCTGTCGATGCTGGATCAGGGTCTGTTCACGAGCGCTGAAGCATTCGGCAACATGGGCGAATCCCTGGCTCTGTTGATCCCGGAGATGGACAACTTCGGTGCGGGCACCGAGATCACCGCCCAGGTATTTGAGACTCTCAACGCCGCTCTGGGTCAAGTCCGCACCGGCCTCGCTGAGACCAAGGACGCCGTGAAGCTCCTGGATGAAACCTTCCCGCTGCTGGTCGAGCGACTGGATGATATGGGCGTGGCCGGTGTCATGGGCATTCGCAGCATCATCGACGAGACCCGGGCGCTTGGGATCGAAGTCGAATCGGTGACGAAGTTCGTAATTGAGAAGACCGGGCAGATCACCAACGGGGTGACCATGATGGTCAACTCCCTGAAGACCCGCATCTCCCAGCTGCCCGAGGACCTCAACTTTGCCGCAGCGTTCAAGCAGGCGACGGCGGCAGCGCAGGCGGGCGGGGTCACCATCGGTGAGAGCATTGCGGAAGGGGCGGCTGAGGGAATCGCCGACCCGAAGCTGAAGGCCGCCATCATCGGGATCGGTACCCAGGCGAAGTTCGCCGCCGGTGCCATCGCCCTGGCCTTCTCCGAGGCCATTGCCCAGGGCGTCCCGATCACCGAAGTGGTGCAGAGCGCACAGGCCCAACTCAAGGACCTGTCCGACGTCTTCGTGGAGCTGGGAATCGAAGCACCCGAGTCGTTCAAGAAGATCAGTGCCTTCGCCCGCAAGCTCGCACAGGAAGATGTGGCCCCGGTCATCGAAGGCATCCAGGGCATGGGTCAGGCCATGGAAGGACTCAGCGATCTGGCCCTGGTCACCCAGCAAGACTTCAGCGATTTCGGCACCACGATGGTCTCGTCCTTCGACCAGCTGAAAGCCTCCGGCCTGTCGTCCAAGGAAGTCTTCGCCGCCATCGGGCCGCAGCTGCAACAGCTGGCCGAACTACAGAGCGACTTCGGATTTGAAGTCGACGCCGGTACTGCCGCCCTACTCGAACAGGCGAGCGCCGCCGGTGTCGTCAAGGGCGTCCAGCTCGACGCGGCTTCAGCGGTCAGTGCCGGATTCCAGGGCCTCTTCGACCGCTTCGATTTGTTCCTGGAGAAGCAGGGCGTCGCCACCGACGGGCTGTTCCAGTTCGGCGATCAAGCGGCTGAAGCGATGGGCAGGGTCGGCGGAGCGGTCACCACCACGGCCAACACCATGGCCACCCAGTTCTCCTCCGCGTCGTCCAGCGCCAGTGACTCTATCAAGGGAGTCGGCCAAGCCCAGGCAATCGTCGCCAACGACATGACTCGGGAGTGGGGCAAAGCCCACGGACTGAACGCGGAACAGACGGCTCAGTTCGCCGAAGTCTACAGCCGGAAGCTCGCCGAGATGGGGGTCACGACAGAGGACTTCACCTTCGGTTTCTCCAGCCTCTTCGGTGAGTCGACCAACGCTGCCGCCGTCAGTTTTGAAGAGCTTGAGCGGGCAGCCGTAGAATCCCTCAACGAGGTGGCGGTCGGGGCGGAGGTTGCCCTTGCTTCCACCACCGACTCGGTGGTCATCGCCACCACCGGCTTCGTCCAGAGTTGGTCCGAAGCCGCGACGCTGTCCGGCGAACAGATCGTCGAGTTCAACGAGCTGACCAAGCGGAACCTGGAAGAGATGGGGGCATCGTCAGAGGACGCCGCCGCCGTCATGTCCGGGGCGTTCGATCAGACTTCCGAAGACGGCAAGAAGTCCATGGAAAACCTCCAGCTCGCGCAGGACGAAGCGATGCTGGAAATGCAGGCGTCGTTCACCGAGGGGGCGCTGGTCATGGCCGCCCAGTTCGACAACATCGCCACCGAAGGCGGGCGGGCTTTCGGGGAGATCGCGGAGGCTGCCGGACGGTCTGCCCGTGACGCCATCGACGCCTTCGGCGAGATGGAAGATGAACTGGTCGGGGCTTCAATCTTCCCCGATACAGCGTCCGCAGCCACGGGTGACCTAGAAGCTATCGGGGATGCAGCAGTGGCAGCGGCCAGCGCAGCCGAGGGCGCGTTCGGGGATGCCGACCTGTCCATGGGTACGGGTCTGGGAGTTCCGGGCGCAGCGTCCGGCTCAGGGCTTTTCTCAGACGTCCTGGACAACACCGGTCTGGGCCTTCCTCCCGCCGCCGTGGATGCCTTCCGCCACACCGGCGGCGACGGGGGCGGAGGCGACCTGACCATCAACCTGGTGGTCGACGGTCAGGTCCTCGCCAAGACGGTCATCAAGAACACCCCCCGCGCCCTGGCCAACGCTGGCCTCAACAACCGCACGAGGTAGGCCGCCATGAGCGTCATCACCGTCGAGGTGGCCGGGGTCGACCAGACGGATTTCGTCTACAAGGCATCGCCCCCCAACTGGAACGACCAGCTGAACTCCAGAGGAACGGGCGGCGTTTCCTTCCTGGTCCCCTACGCTGACCTCGCGGCCTTCCGTCCCGCCGACGGTCAGAAGGTGGAGGTCATCGAAGACGGGACGGTCAGGTTTGGCGGCTACCTCGTGGAGCCCCAGCTGACCGACCTGATCGACGAAGAGGAAGTGATCTTTGACTGCGGCATGAAGGACAACAACGCCACCGCCGACCGCCGCGTCATCACGGCCAGCTACGAGGACACGCTGGTCGAAGACATCATCGCCGACATTGTCTCCAACAGCCGGGGGGACGGGCTGAACGGTGAGGGGATCACGACGGGGGGTGTGGTGGCTGGCATCCAGGTCAGCCTCGACTTCCCCACCATCTACGTCGTGGACGCGCTGAACGATCTGGCCATCGCGGCGGGTGGGTGGTGGTGGAACATCGGCCACGACAAGGACATGGACTTCGCCCCCCGCTCGACCGTCGCCGCACCCGGAGACCTGACCGGTGCTAACACGCTCAAGAAGACCCCGAAGCTCCGGCCCGCCCTGGACAAGTACCGGAACATTGAGTACGTCCTGGCAGGGAATGATGACTTCCAAATCGTCGCCGGTTACTTCGGCTCCGGTGAGGTCCAGGCCCGCTCCGCCATCGAAGGGACCACCGGCAGGTATGAGCACATCGAAGAACGGCAGGACATTCTCGACCCGGTAATCGCGGAGGACCTGGCCGCCGACCTGGTCAACCGATTCGGCGCCGTCACCCTGTACTTCGAGTGCATCACTCGGGACCCCGGCTACGCCTCCGGCCAAGAGGTCGACCTGACCTTCCCCGCCCTACTGCTCTCGGCGGACACCTTCCTGATCGACAGCGTAAGCGCCCAAGTACATTACACCTCCCCGGACGGCACCGACATCCAGGAGATTTGGTACGGGGTAACCGCCATCACCGGGGACCCGTTCGGCGGCTGGATGGAACATTATCGCAAGCGGCCCGGCCCCACCCAGACGCGCAAGATCGTTCCCGCTCCGGGAGTCCAGGTGGAGTGCGACCCGGGCGTCCTGGTCCATGCCCCTCCGCCGGGTCCTTACGATTGGTTCCAGGCGGCGACGACGGCCCCGACCAAGTTCCCTTCAGCGTTCGGAGTCAACCATCTGGGAAACCTGCTGGTCACTCAGCGATTCGGTGGCCTGGCCAACACCGATGGCTGTGGCGGCGGCGAGTTCCCCGGCTTCGGCGGCACCCCGGCCTGCTTCGCCAACCGGCAGATGATCGCCGAGTGCTACTTCATTGCGGAGGACAACACCATCTCCACGGTGCCGGACTTCGGCAACAGCACGGACATGCTGAACGTCGGCGCGAACGTGAAGACCCAAATCCCCATCTCGCCGGGTGGCGACTTCGCCCTGTTCACCCATATGAAAGACGCCGGTGTGGACTCGGTGGTGATGGTGTACGACATCCTGACCAACCAGTTCCGGGGCTCGGTCATCTCGACGATGCTGGAGAACTCGAACTGGTCCGAGCCCATCTGGATCGGCGACGTCGTCTACTTCGTTGACGGCTCAGGCACCACCATCTTCATGTACGACATCAGCGACCCGGACTTCCCGACCGAGACTACCTTCGCTTCCTCGGTCACGGGCGCACGCAACATCGTCGCGTCGCCGAACGGCCAAGTTCTGTACGTGCTCGGGACGGGGACGAAGCTGGCGGCGCTCGACATCAGCAGCCCGTTGGCGCCGGTCGAAGATACGGTTCTGACTATCGTCGGCGGCTACGGCTCGATGGACGTACGGCCCGACGGAACCGCGCTCATCATGTTCCGTCGCGCAGACGCGACCACCATCCGCTGGACGTCGATCACGATGACGCTGAACGGCACCGACATCGCCTTCTCGTCGAACGACGCAGACGTGCCGGGAACCATCTCGACCAACGACATGGAAGGTCGCGGTGTCATCTGGCCCGGCGGAGACACCGCCATCTGTTCTGCCAGTCAGCCTACCTTCCCCGCCAACTCGTTCGAGACGTACGTCTTTGAGTGCTCAGACATCGACGTCGTCACGCTGGTCGAAATTTTCTCGTACAACCATGGGGGCAATGCCAACAGCGGGCCGATTCGATCACTGGAGTCCGCCAAGTTCCTCATGTGGTTCGGCGGCATCACCCAGCAGATTACGTACGCCGTCCAGACCTTCCCCGAGTGTGTGGAGATTTCCACCCAGTGGCCTCTGGAGGCAGACTTCGGAGGGACCGGACACAAGCTGTACGCCGTCGGCGATATCCTCTACGCCAACACCACCACGTCCCTGGTCCGTCTGCCCATCGGGGACCCCACCCAGATCCTGACCGTCACGGCTGGGGTACCGACCTGGGAAGATGCGCAGGCTGTCCCGAGTGGGCAGGACGCCGCCATCCTGCTTTCGTGCATGCCCGCTGATGTAGAATTTGAAGCCACCACCCTGGTCGACATTAGCGCCCTGTCTCAGAACGTGGTCAGTGGAGAGACGTACTACTTCCGCGCTGAGCTGTTCTTCGACATCGGCCCGACCGACTCACACCGCTACGCCATCGGCGGCACCTGCCAAGGGGACATCCGCTACCAGGTCCGCGCCCTGAATGACCTGACCTCCGCTTACTCCATCGTGGTGTCCGGGCAGCATGCCGTCCTCGGCGGGGAAGCCTTCATCCCATCCGGTCTGCTGACCGGCTACACGGAAATCTCCGGGTGTATCAACGTGACCGGGGACGGTACCCTGGTGCCCCAGATCGCACTCAACGATCCGATCCCCGGTCCGGCTTCCCTGTTCACCGAGCCCCGTGGGTACATCGACGGAATGGAGACGAGCAACGCGGCGGACGCCGAACACGACATCACCTTCCAGCCCGGGGTCTGCCGGAGCAGAGACGACTCGGCCACCATCGTCAATGGGGCCGAGATTACGAAGCGGATCGACGCGGGCTTCTCAGAAGGGGACGGCGGGGGCGGGCTCGACACCGGCTCGGTCGCCGCCGACACTGAGTACAATATGTGGGCGATTGCGAAGGACGATGCCACGGTCGACTTCCTGTTCTCGCTCTCCGCCACCGCTCCGACGATGCCGTTCGGCTTCACCCGGAAGCGTCGGATCGGAAGCGTGTTCACGGAAGGCTCGGCGAACATCCGCAACCATCACCAGACAGGCGACTGGTTCTTTTACGTGGATCAGGTACGCGATGTAAATGACACTACGGGGGCAGCGGGCACATTTGAGATCGGGACGATGAGCGTGCCGCCAAACTCGGTCATAACCATGCACGCGCTGGTCAGGCTCGACCCGGGCAAAAGAGCCAACTTACTGCTACGGTCGACCACCTCACCATCGTCTGTCTCCGTCAAGATGACTGCCAACACGGACGAGCTGGTTGGTACCGATAGATACCAGATCGGTGCCGCGCTGGTTTTTCGAGTCGACGGCAGCTCACAACTTGAATATACATACGGTGGAACAGGCACTCTGAGCCTGCTCCTGCTCGACACAATCGGCTGGCGCGACGAGCGAGGCAAGAATGCGTAAAGGCATCTACGTCATTGGCGGCACCGTTCGATTTTTCGGGTGCCGTAAGCAGGTCGACCCGCCGGGCATGGTCTGGCACGACGGCCTCGGCGTATCAGCCCGCGTTCTGGTTGAGACAGAGGATGACTTTCGGCTGCTGCGTTGGAGCGGGACGACCGTTGTGCGTCGTGACCAGGCCGAGCTTGACCTGATGGAAGCGGTCGACGAGCGGAACAGGGACACGGGATTCCTGAGTGCCCGGCGGAATGCTCTCGGCCAAGCCACCGTCGCCGAGTTCAACACCGCGACGGGATCGTCGGTCACCTGGCAAGCAATCCGCACGCGGTTCCGCCAGCTCCTCGGGAGGCCGTAGATGAGCACGGTAGTCCAGGACACCAAGGCCACCAACATCCTCGCCCAGACCTTCAACATCATCTACTCCGGCACCCCGGTGGAGGGCAACTTCCTGGTTGCCTTTCTCTTCCACGACGAGACGTTCACGGACATCGCCGACATCACTAGCGCGGGATGGGTGCGCATGGGCACGGCAGTCGAAACGCTGGGCGGCTTCCCCTACCGCATCTCCGTGTTCGCCAAGTTCGCCGGAGCGTCCGAACCCACCACCGTGGCCGTGGACCT